ATGTCCCCGGAGGAAACGACCAGGGCGGGGTCCTTCGCGCCGAGCTTGTACACGTCCGCGTAACTGGCCGCGGCGCCAGCGTATACGTAGTTTTTCTTCGTGTAGTCCACGTTCCCAGGGCTGGCGGGGTTCGCCGTCACCGCCAGTTCGAGCTGGGTCAGGGTGTCGCAGTGCAAAGCCGCGTCCTCGGCGTTCTGGATATTCGCCTGGCCGACCAGGTCGAAGAGGCTCGTGACATCCGCCACGTCGGAAATGGCGATTACCTGGACGTACTGCGACAGGTCAACGTCCACATACTCCAGATTGAGCTGACGATATTTGTCCTTCGTGATCGGGACGCCTTCCGGGTTGGTGGTGCCGTCGATTTGGACGACGCCGGCCGCGGTCGGAACGTCGAAGCGGAAAAGCCGCATCGTCTTCGACCCGGACTTGGCCGGTAGCGGAGACTTCAGGGCGTAGTCCGCGAAGACGAGCGTTGGAATCATCCGCATCAGGAGATCGCGGGAGTAAAACCGCTGAAGACTGTTCAGCAGGTTTGCAGTGGTGGTTTCTCCAAGTGCCATAAGTAACCCCTCTTTGTAAGGTTGGTGTTAGAGCAGGTTCACGCCCTGCTCCGCGGCGTTCCGCAGGGCGCCCCGGAGGGCCTCCCGCTGTTGTTCGAGCGGCAGGTTGTCCCACGAGGCCGGCGCCGATCCCGCGGAAGGGGAGCCGGTGCCCGGTTGGAGCAGTTTTTCCCGTTCGGCCAGCGCCCGCTCCGTCTGCGCCAGCTTCTCTTTGAGGCCCTTGGCTACCCGTGCCTGGCGAAGCGCGTCCGCGTGGACGGCCGCCACGACCAACCCGTCCACCTCGCGCGCGAGGGAGGGCCGGGCCTTGAACAGGCCCATGACATCCCGGGCAAGCTCGCTGTCGGGGTCCTTCAGTTCGGGGAAGCGCGTAACGGCTTCGGCATCCGCTCGTGCGCGGGTCTGGTCGAATCGGGCCTGTTGGGCCCGCTCCTGAACCTGAGCCGCCTTGCGTCGGATCATTTGAGCGCGTTCCCGCGCCGCCTGGGCCATCCCATCGTCCCCGTCCCTTTCGTACTCGGCCGCAAGTCTCTCGTACTCGGTCGCGCTGGTTTGAACGCGCTCGGTTTCGAGGTTCAAGCCGGCCAGGTCCTCCTGGTGCTTTCGCTTGGCCTGGAGGAATTCCTGTTCCCTGCGCGCCAGTTCCGCGGCCCGAGCGTCCAGGGCGGCCTTGTCGGTCGCCAGGGGATCGGGGGGCGTTTGGGGCGGCGTGGTGCCTTCGGGTGACCTCGCACTGCCGGTGTCCGCCTTCGGGATGGAGGGGTCACCGCTCCGGTCGGGGACGGTGGACGGGGCTGAGACGGTCGAACCTTCAGAGGCCGGGGGAGTGGCGTTTCCCTGTTGGCGGGAAACGACACCAGAGGGGTCGGCGGGTGAACCCTGAGCCTCGCCCGGCATGGGCACCTCCACGTCCAACTGGTCCCACTGCCGGTCCGCGAGGGCCTGCGTGAGGGCGAGGCGTTCAGCCTCGTAGTCGGACGGGGATGGAGCTTTGACGGGTTGGGCCCGAGAGGGCTTGCCCACCTTCCCGGCGTCAGCCGGTGCGGTCTGTTCAGCCTGTGCGCCCAGGATCTCCGACAGGGACGCCGGAACCGGACCCTCCAGCAGAGCCGTCAGGTCCAGGTCGAGCGTTGGTGTCGAGGCCATAGAGCCATTGGAGCGAATCGTCGGGCCGGTCGTCGCCACCCGGGCGACCCGCGTCGTTCAGGACAGCCCACCGCGCCAGGGCATCGAGCGCGCTGATCGCGTGCTCGACCCCGGCCGCGTGCCCGCAACGCCACGCCAGCCGTTCGTCCGTTCCGGGTTGCATTGCCGCCGACCGTTCGGCTTCCAGCAAGCCACGCATCATGACTCCCAGCCGGCGGCCGGGCGCCGAGGAGAGGAAGGAGCGCAGCGCGGCCGCCTCGTGATCCCGCCAGGGTTCAAGGTCCCGCTCGACCGCCGACAGCCGCACGTAAATGTCAGGACGTGCCGGCGAGGGCTTCGGTCGGGTCCATCTCGCCAGAAGCGGCCACAAGTTCAGCAGGTTGAGCCGGGGGCGGAGCCCCGGAGGGGAGGGTGGGGTTGCTCGCATTGGGGAGGGGTTGGGGCGCGCCGGGCGGGCCGCCCGGGCCGGCGCCGCCGGGACCGCCCTGGGCGCCGAGTTCGGCCGCCACCATCTTGATGGCGTCCTGGGCCGCGCGGGCCATCTCCGGGTTCACCGCGCGGAGGCCCTCCAGGTGCTCCATCAAATGAGCTTGGAGGAATTGCTGCTCGACGGGTCCGGGTTGCATCCCCGCCCGCGCCTGAAGCCGGACGTAGTTCAGAATCGTGCGGATATGGGCGGCGTGGTCGTCGGCCGAGGACACGGCGGCACCGTGGCCCAGCTTCATCACGCCGATTTCCACCATCTGCTCCTCCTCCTGGCTGGCCTGGTGGTGCTGCGGGTCCTGGAAGAGGCGCTTCACCAGGCCAGCGTCGTCGGCTTCCAAGACGGACCGGCGCAGTTCGCCCTGGTTGATGAAGGGGTCCTGGTTGAAGAGCTGCATCCGCGACACCGCCTTGCGCCAGAGCATGGCGCGGGTGACGCCGTCGGGAGAGCCGGAGGGGCGAATCTTGTAGTTGCCGCGCACGGCCTCGGCCGGGACTTCCGTCAGGAGATCGCCGGCCCAGATTGCCAGCCGGTTGCCGGCGTACTGGCGGAGGGTTTCCCAGCACAGGAAGTAGAGCCGGCCCAAGGAAATGCGGAACAGGCGCATTCGCAGGTCGGTGCTCTGCTCGTTCTGCTCGGACATGGCCTCGACCTCGGTGGCGGTGCGGCCGCTCGTGGGCTTGAGGGTCTGCCCGATCCCGTAGTCCGGCACCGCCACGAGCTTCTCGGCGATGTCCCGCATCAGGATCATGTGGCGCTCCAGGTCCACGTCCATGTCCGCGAAGATGGCGGGCTTGACCCCCTGCGGGAGAATCTGCCCCGGCCGCCAGCGGATGTTCAGGCTGTTGGGAATCTCCCGCTCGGTCGTGAAGGAAGGGTTGTTGGTGATGGTCAGCCGGTCGTTCAGTTCGTTCAGGCTCTTGGTCAGTTGCGCCTGGAAGGGAACCAGGATCTCCGTCACCCCGCGCGGCGAGTACCAGTCGGGCTGTGTCGCCTCGTACGTGAAGTCGGCGAAGGGCGGCTTCTTGTGGTCGAAGGGATTGCCCTGGGCCGGTTTGATGTCCTCGGGTGGGTTCACCGGGCTGAAGGTCTCGACGCGGTATTTCTCTCCCTCGCGAAGCCAAACCTCCCACACCACCACCTCGTCCTCGCCCCCGAAGGTGAGCCCCTGCCGCTGCGCCTTGCGCTGCGCCAGGTTGGCCGCGTTGCCGTCCCGGTCCATCATGCCGCGGCCGGTGATGCTCTTCACGAAGGCGGCGTCATTCCGATAACCGGGGACCCGGGCGTAGGCTTCGGGCGAGTAGGAGAGAACGTGCACGATGCGGTCCGCCTCCCACAGGGCGCGGGTGCAGGGCGGGACAATCAAGTGCAAAGGCTCGACCGTCACCAGGCGCAGCCGGCGCGCGTCCACGTCCCAGACCACCTTCATGCAGGGACGCCCGAGCATCAGCATGGAGTCGATGACGTGGAGGATTTCCTCCTCCAGGTTCGACTCGTTTTTCACCATGTAATCGAACCACTGTCCGGCGACCGTCGCCAATTCCGCCGACTGGCCGTCCCCGTCCACCGTCGGCTGAAAGGTGGCCATCTGGGCGGTGCTGAAAAGCTGCTGGAAGTAGTAACTTTTCAGTTGCTCCACGATGGTGTCCACCAGGGGCCAGTTGATGTCGCTGGCGTTGGGGAACGGCAGGAAGGTGCGCCGCAAGCCCCGGTAGCGGGCGCGGTACAGGTCGCCCTGGCGGGTCTCCCACCGGGAGCGGTTCACCAGGTCCGAGTCCACCGCGGCCAGAAGTTCGGGGCGGGTCACGCCCGGAATGGTTGCCTAGGGGCGGCTGGCCAAGGCAACGGCCGGGCCATGATTCCGTTAGGGTAAGGCGTAGATTGGGCTGCGCCGGGCGTGCGACCGCGGGTCCTGCATTTGCCGGCTCCGGCCGGTGTCGCGCACGAGGCGGCTCTTCGACAGACCAGAAAAGAAGGCTCCCCAAGCATTGGCGTGGTGGGGCCGCGGGAGGCCATTCGCGAGAGCCCAAGAGCGGAAGTCCTCCGCAATGAACTCGTGACCGGGCCCGTTTTGGTCACGCCACCGACAGAAGAGGAGCCGCGCCACTTCGGGCCAGGCCTCGCCGTTGGCCCTCACCCGCTCCATGCCTTCGTCCCGTAGTAACCGCCCGCGCGCGAGCCGCGCCTGGGCGGCCGCCTCGAAGAGGTCCATCTGGCTGGCCACCGGGCCGGCCTGGGGCCGGA